CCCAAGGCTAGAGCACCAGTGAGAAAAGTAACACCAACAGCCGCATAGCGAGCCTTATAAGACTCAGCGATAAGCGTGCCTGATGTAATACACCTTTCCATGTGCGCAGCCTTTTCCCTAGCGAAGAAACGATACTCGTAGCCCAAAAGGGCCACGATGTAAATCACGCATCCGAAAGGGATAAGGGACATCATCACAAATAAAGCCGCCATCACAATAGCATTTTCTGTGTAGAAGCCCAACCTCTCCCTCAAATAGGCGAGGGTGTTCCTGTAATACACAGTTAGCGAATGCAAAGCTGCGATCTTGGAAGAGCAATCTAACACAATATGATCCAGGGCGAAAAATCGCTGCTGGACCGTAGCTACTGGCTGGCGGTAAAATAGGGTAGAGAGCCGCTCCCTACTGAAGCATAGAGCTTCGGCACGGAGCTTGGAGCAGAGACACATATCGAGAGGCAAAGAGCACTCATCGCAATTATTCTCCTTCAGCTTAGCCTTCTGATGACGGCTTGTGCTGTTGTTCCACTGCTCAATCAACAGTTCCTGTATCTTGAGGACCGCATCACGCCACTCAGAGTTACCTTCATGACGTTCGTAGTCCACATCGACATAGTTAATGTTGACCCCTGTGGGGGTGGTAATGGTCCCGCGAGGCATTCGAATCTTCACAGCGTAAACTTCTGTGTTGAATACCTCATCGGATACGGCCGGATGGTTTAGGTCCAGCCTATCGGTACCGGGTAGGCAGTACTCCTCCTTGATAGAAAGAGTGACTACAATACCCATGCGACGCAACAAACTGTCCACGCTAGCGGTGCGGAAACAGTTCATGCCCAAATCTTGGTCATTGGTCGTAAAAATGGTACCTAGGTTGTTGTACTTGTGACACCCCTTCTCCTCAGCACGGGATTTGGGGATGACCTCCTTGGAAGTGTTGACGATGTCCAGGACTTCCTTGGTGTTCATCTTGACTGACTGGTCGTTGGCGAAGTCGTCATAGATGATCACATCAGTACTGCCAGTGATATTCTCCTCAAACTTGGGATCTCCACCTCTATTCGAGATAAGAGTCTCGTCTGGAACTCGACTGGCAATTCTCTGCATCATGAGACCGATCTTGGTCGAGGCAGAGGATTTGCCACACCCTGCAGGACCCACAAGAGTCACTGACATGGGCTGGGGCTTGGTGTTGTCCGGATTAAGGCGAGCCTCAATTAACCGGATAAATCCATCGATATTGGTCATGTACCGCGTAAGTGCGGCCTTAACCGATGGTACAGGGCTCTTGTTGAGCTCTGATTCACCGGCGTTACGGAGCCTATTCAAGCGATCACGCAACACCTCCAAAGTGAGGTTATTAGCCTCAAGATAGAGGGGGTCTTCTGCATATTTCGCCATGATGTCAGACATCTCGACGAATTTCGACTCGAAGACTTGATCTTTGGGAAGTTCCCATTTGATCTGGTCGAATTTTAGAGTCATCAGAGCTCCTGCGTTGATAAATATCCAGTCGTAAATCCTGGCGAAAAGCAGCGATAAGCTTTCAGCATGCTGCCTAACGTCGGATCCTACCTTCAAGATACCTGAGGTAAGCTCGGTGACAAGGGAAAAGATATCGTCTTCTTTAAAAGCCTTGCAGACAAACTGCTTGAGGCAGATGACAGATGTCAAAATCCCAGTGCACGAATGGACAATGCCAAACAATGTGCGGGGGTTTGAGGTCGACAGATCAGACCAAAAGGACCGGATGGATCCCTCGGCTGACTCGCCCTTCAGAAAGAAAGACTTGAGATGATCTACAAAAGTCATAACGATCTGTTGGACGTACTTCGCACAATTATTAATTGAATCAAGCTTAAAAAGCGAGAGACAAAGAGAGGCAAAGCCTACCGATACCTCGGTCCAATTGGTAGAGTTTTTCGTTCCAATGTAGAAATTAATCACATGGACAAATGCACTCCCCAAGTCGACCAGGTTGTCCTTCCCGATCTCATAAAGGTCTTTAGTTAGTCCTAAGAGAACGTTCAGGGAGGTGATCGTCTGATCCTCCAAGAAAGCAAACTGATCCGGCAAGTCAAAGCTCGGAGACAGAGCCTTCAAAAAGGCAGACAGGGACAAAGAGTAGTCAACGGTCGCTTCAGAAGCGCCGACGACTGCTCTTAGGGTTTGGCAATTAGCCGAAGTAGGCGTCAGTCTACCAACATTGTCAGAGACAGTGGTGGCAACCTTCGCAGTAACAAGTTTCGCGCTCTCCACAAAGGAAAGGGCAGAGATCTGTTGGGAAATTTGGCTTTCGATAACTTCTTGCTATCCGATGCGTAGGGGGCTATTAACCCAAACCTACGCGCCGTTTGTGCCTTAAAATTCTTTGCTCGAAAAGTCGGTGCTCAAGCTTTTGCACCAGTTAAACAAGCCACGCACACTCCGCAACACCATCAGCAGGCACTGAATGGTGATTATAACGAAATGCTGGTTATATATAGTTGCACCTAAATTTAGAAGTACAGTCTAATGCCGGCCATAAGGCCGGCCCTACTGCTCCATGTCGTACATCACACTCAGTCGTCTAGGTCAGAGTACCTAAAGTGACAACCGAAATCCCACCGGGTTTAACCGGAAGCCAGGGATTA